AAACGCGGGACGTGCTCCAGCCGCTGGTCCTGCTGCGCATGGACCCGCAGATGCGGTTCTACTCGCTGGTGCAGTGGCTGGCCGCGGGCTACCCGCCGCCGCAGCCCGGCCGCGGTCTGCCCGACACGGCGGGGATGCCCCCGCTGGTGCTCGGCGGCAACGTCGCGCAGCTTCGCAAGGTGAAGCGCTCGCGCCAGGCCAAGCCGCCGTTCTACCAGTGGGACCCGTTCAGCCACACGCCCGAGATCATGGCGAGCACGCTGATCAAGGTGCAGGCCACGGTGGCCAAGATCCTGGCCGCCAGGGCGGCCCTGGACGACTGCTACGCCCGCGGCGGCAACCTGGCCGAGATCGACTTCCTCCAGAAGTCCATGCTCGGGCCGGTGTGGATCAGCCACGACTGCTCCTGGTCCTGCCCCCTGGCCAAGGGCGCGTGCGGCATGATGGACGACGGCTCCGCCTGGGTGGAGCATTTTGTCGGCAGCGGCGCGTATGTTCAGGGGGACCCCTACGAGAGGTACAGCCGCCAGTCGATTGCTGCGCTTGTCAGCGCCGCAGGGTAGCCTGTAAGTACAGGCATCAGACGTGAGGTCAGGACAGATGACAGCGGGAGGCAGACAGTGACCATCCAGCCGTATCAGACCGTCCCCCCGGGGCTGGTCAACGGCCAGGCTGGCAGGTCCGCTCAGGGCTTGTCGATCGGCGTCCACGCCGACCCCAAGATGGGCAAGTCCTCGCTCGGCGTCTCCGGCCCCCGGCCGTGCGCGCTGGTGGACAGCGAGCTTGCCGGGAAGTGGGTGCCAGGGCGGCAGATCACCTGGGACCCCACCCGGCAGACCGTGCCGCAGTGGAACGGGCCGGAGGACTGGGAGATCTGCGACATCCCGGTGCAGAGCATCGACACCTTGTTCGCCATCCAGCAGGTGCTGGCCAGCGGCCGTCACCCGTTCAACTCGATCAGCGTGGACTCGGTGCCCGCGGTGGCTCACCGGGCGATGATGAGCATGGCTGGCCGTCGCAAGATGGATTGGGACGACTGGGGCCAGCTTCTGCGGGACATCCTCCAGTCCATCGTGGGCTTCAAGGACATGCTGGTGCACCCCACCAACCCGGTCTGGTCGGTGGTCTACATCTTCCCGACGCACTTTGACCGCAACACCCGCAAGATGCGGCCCTACCTCCAGGGCCAGAGCGCCAACCTGGTGCCCTACCAGTTCGACCTGATGGGCACGATGTACGTGCAGGGCGCACACCCGGACGGCACCCCGATGCACCACCTGTTCACGGGGCCGAGCACGACGTACGAAACCGGTGACCGGCTGTGGGGCAGACTGCCCCCGGACATGATCATCGGACACCCCGGCAGGGTGCCCGGGTGGACAGTAGAGACGATGGTGGAACAAGCCATCGCAGTCAGCCAGTAGGCAACAGGGAGAAGATCATGACGTATCCAGGACAGCCGCAGTACCCCGGCCAGCAGCCGCAGCAGGGCTACCCGCCCCAGCAGCCGCAGCAGGGCTACCCCCAGCAGGCCCCTCCGCAGCAGTACGGCCCGCCGCAGCCCGGTGGCTACGGCCCGCCCGCCCCGGGCGGTTACGGCCCCCCGGTGCCGCAGGGCTACGACCAGGGCGGCTACGGCCCGGCCGAGCCCAACTGGCAGGCCATGGCCGACACCGCCGACACGAGCACGGGCGGGGACTATGAGCCCGGCTGGTGGCTCGCGCACGCGATCAGTTGCGAGTACGGGCTGACCCGCAAGCAGGACAAGTACTGCTGGACCCCGGTGTTCCAGTTCGACGGCGGCCCGAACAACGGCCGCAAGATGACCACCACGCTGGCCATCAGCGAGCGCAAGAACGACGGGACCGACAACCCGGGCGGCAACGCCAAGCTGTACCGCCAGATCGGCGCGCTCGGTGCGCCGGTCGGGGAGAAGTTCGGCCAGCAGGGCGTCACCCCGTTCTGGCAGATGGGCTGGACCGGCGAGCAGGTGGCCGGTGTCATCCAGCAGGCCGGTGCCCCGGTAGAGATCCAGGTCTACTACGACAAGGACTGGGGCAACTACAAGATCGGCGGTATCCGCTCGCCGCGCAGCGCGACGGGCCACGCGATGGCCCCGCCGATGGCCCAGCAGGCTCCGCAGGGCTCCATGCCACCCGGCCAGGCACCGCCCCAGCAGGCCCCAGCGCCCGCCATGGGCGGCTACCAGCCCGGCCCGCCCGCGCAGGGCTACGGCCCGCCGCAGCAGGCTCCTGCGCCCGTCCAGGCCCCGCCTCCGGGTCCGCCGCAGTATCAGGCCGGACCGCCCCCGCAGGGCGCACCGCAGCAGGTGCCGCCGCAGCAGTGGCAGCCCGGCCAGGCACCTCCCCAGCAGCCCGGCACGGGCATGCAGGAGTTCGCCCCGGGCACCACCTGGAACCCGGGCCAGCCCGGCGCTGCTCCGCCGCAGCAGTACGCCGCGCCGCAGCAGCCACCCGCTGGCCCGCCACAGCAGGCCCCGATGCCGATGCAGCCTGGCCCTGGCAACGGCTACCCGCAGCAGGGACCGCCGCAGCAGCCCGGCCAGCCGCAGCAGGGAGGCGTGCAGCAGCCGCCCTGGAAGCAGTAGACCAGTAGGACTGCCTGCCCCCGGCCCGCTCCGGGGACAGGCGTGGAGGGAAGGCAGCAGCCGACCCCCCTGGAGCCCCGAGCCACCCCCACGGCCGGGGCTCCAGTCTTTGCCGGCCATCCGTTGACAGAAGGTGTTGACAGAACCCGCGGCACCGGGTAAGCTAGCATCAGCAAGCCAGTCAGGGAACAGAATGTCAGACCCCCCGGCTAGGCTCAAAGGCAAAGGTCAGCACCACAGACAGGAGACAGACAGATGTCAATGGAAACCCTCACCTGGCTCAACCAGAACGTGCTCATCGGCTTCACCGACAAGCGCGGCAGGGCGTGGCACTATGACGAGGCCAGCCAGGGCGAGCAGCCCAACCACTACCCCGGCGCGATCCCCGTGCCCGACGTCATCAAGCGGCTGTTCAACTGGGAGCCGGTTGAGGGCAAGGTCAAGACCACCTTCCGCGCTGGCGGCAAGCAGCGGACCGTCGAGGTCCCCGGCAAGAAGTCCCTGTGCCACCCCGAGACTGGCGAAGTGTTCAGCATCGTGGGCAAGGGCTTCAACGTCCACAGCTACCAGCAGTGGCTGGTCAAGAACTTCCAGATGATCCTGGACGACTCAGACCTGGGCATCGGCTCGGCTGGCCTGCTCAAGGGCGGCGGCCAGGCGTGGGTCCAGATCGAGCTTCCCGAGACGATCGACGGCCCCGGTGGCATCAAGCACCGCCCGTTCATCACCGGCTCGGCCGTCCTGGACGCCTCCCGGTCCACCAGCTACTCCACCGGCACCCAGGTGGCGGTCTGCGACAACACCCTGAGCGCCGCCCTGGCGGGTGCCTCGGCCATGATCAAGTACGCGCACCGCAAGGGCATCGAGATCAAGGTCCAGGACGTCCGTGACGCGCTGGCGATCGTGATGGACTCCGCCGACGCCGTGAACGCCGAGCTTGAGGCGCTGCTGGCGATCACCGTCACCGACAAGCAGTGGGAGCAGTTCGTGGCCGCCACGATCGGCCCCCGCCCCAACGCCATGATCGAGGGCAAGGGCTCCGCGGCCCTGACCAAGTGGGACGACCGCCGCGACACCCTGACCGCGCTCTGGAAGAACGACCCCATGGTGGCCCCCTGGACCGGCACTGGCTTCGGCGTGGTGCAGGCCATGAACACCTACCGCCACCACCACCAGGTCGCCAAGGGCGTCGATGGCGGGCGCGCAGAGCGCAACCTGATCAACCGGGTGGATGGCACCAACGACAAGCAGGACGCCCTGGTGCTGGACCGGCTCCAGATGGTCCTGGCCGCCTGATCGAGGGAGGCACAGGGGCCGGGCTCGCGCAAGCGGGACCCGGCCCCCTTGTCATAGGGGGAGCCATGCCCACGAACAACCTGAACGGGCGGTCAAGGCGGCTGCGCAACGGCTGGCCGGTATCTGACCTGAACGTGCCCGGCTGGGTCTACACGTTGCACTTCCTGGAGCCGCTGGGAAGCCCCCAGGACCGCCGCGGGCACGCGCAGCACTACACCGGCTGGAGCGGCCTGGACGGGCTCGCAGCGCGCCTCTCGGCGCACTGGGACGGCACCTGCGGCGTCCGCCTGGTGGTCGCCTTCCGCCGCGCTGGCA